ATATATTTTGATCTGCTAATCCATATGTCCATGTGATATAAACATTTTCAAAACCATCACCTTTCCATCTGTCATTAGGTCTATCTTGGTTTACTGTTTGTTGACCATGTATTACAAAATGTGTATAGTAACCTTCAGGATTACTTTTCCATTCTCTTATTGTAGGTTCTTTCATATTAGAAGATTGTGCCTCTTTCATCATTTCATATTGATCAGCAGGCATATCATCCCAATCTCTAAAGTAAACTTTATTATTATCACAATAACCACTACGATATATTTCATGTGTCATCATAGGATCAACTGCAATCAAACCATCAATAGTATGTTCTCTAAATATCGCATTGCAACCGTAAACTTTACCTTTTACTTTTAGTAATTCTACATCTATATCTTTACGACTTTCACCATTACCTAATACAAACAAATTTTCTGTCATAACATTTTTTTTAAATTTAGTTTCATTCTTTCTTTGTTGTATGTCAGAAAAGGTCCATACTTTTCTATCTTTCGTCTCAATGTCGGCCATATTATATCTTCCCTTATTTCTTTACTAAAGTTTTTAGTGTAGTTTAATAAATCATTTAGAATACATAATGTTTCTAGTGATACTCTTTTTGCTAAGTATGTTTTTACTAATATAGGATGTTGTCCTCTGTTTACTTTAAATATCTTATTAAAATTCTTTTCACTTTTTCTTAATAACTGTTCTATATCTCTTTCAAAATAATATGTAAGTCCATCTATTCTTTTTTGTCTTTCTAAATAAACATCATTGTTCATATCTTTAATGTAAGGAGATTTATTAGATATGAAATTGCTAACAAAATACTCAACAATATTATCGCCGTATTTTCTTGCAGCCTTAACAAAAAAATACTTATCATTGCGTTGTATAAATGTTTCGTACTTAGCATTAGTTTCACCGTTATACTTAAAGAAATCATATTCATCTTTTGAAAAATGTAACTTAATACTGAGGTACTTTTTGTATGCTTCATATCCTTCATTCATTAAACTGGTAGTGTTGCTGTCTTAGGTAAAAAGTTTAAATCTTGTGCGTTCATTTTAATTTTATCTTTTAGTGTTCTGTTAATCAAATGTGTGATTTGATCTGGTTCTATTTCTTTCTCAGCACAATAATCCAATACTGCTTCCATATGTGTTATTCTTTTCTTACTTGCTCTTTTTTCTATTTGTAAAGCGAATTGTTTAGGTGTCATCTTTCTCCTCTTGTTTTGTTTCATCATATAGAATAGCACAAATTAAAGCATAGTTTGCCATGTCAATTAATGTGTCTCTTATGCTTTCGTCTTTTACTTTTAATTCATTCTGTTTTACAAATGACATCAAACGACTAAACTTGTCACCTATTCTTATTGCAACACCTTTCCACGCAGGTATACCTGCCATTTCACATGTTCTAAAATTTTTAAATACATCATCTTGTGAAGCATAATCATGCCTTTTCATATCATGTACTTCTTTCATATTTTCTAATAGACGATAAAACGCCTCACTTTGTTTTGCCACTATTTCATTTCCTCATTAATAATATTCAACATCATGTCCTCATCAAATTTAAAGTTTATACCATAAGACATCATGCAAGTTAAACCTGTTGAAACCATTGTCAAGGACATAATACCCTTTTTAGTTTTTTCGTTATACCAAAAAGATGAGGTGCCTATTAAATCACCTTCTTCTACACCACCATTTCTGACATCACCACTCATAACATATTTCATATCAAATACTTCCATCATTGCTGTTAACAATTCAAAAGTAGGAGCACAATAAACTGGAACTGGTACTGCTTGTAACATATCCTTTGGAAAACTCTTTTCTTTAGGATGTGCCTCTGCACCTAAATCTTTAACTGTAAATGTACAACTTATTAATAATATTGATAATATAAGACTAATTTTTTTCATTTTTCTCTACCCACTCATAAAATTTTTCTACTGCCTCTTTTAGTTTAGGCAAGTAATCGTTTTTGTTTTTCTTAAATACTTGTGTTGTGCCTTCTTCAGTCACAACTAAAATAACAACTTGATTTATTTCTTCATCAAAATGCTCTTTATACATTTCAGCATAAGCACTACCTTGAATAAAATAATTTTCAATCCAGTCTTCGTTCTTTTCTTTTGTAGAGGTTTTAAAATCTATAATTGAAGGAACTCCATCATAATCAGCGATACAATCACAACGACCTGCAACTGTATAATCTGATGAGTACATTTGTGCCTCTTGTAATCTAATATTATTTATTCCTAACAAACATTCTTTCTTTAGAACATTGAACATCATTCTAGGTATAAATTGTTTTTGATATTTTTCTACTTGATCTAGGTCTACATTGTTTAAATAATCTTCAACCATATTATGAACTGCTGTGCCACGATTGGCTGCTTGTATCATTACATGATTTGCAACATCTTCACCTACTTTCTGACGCCATTCATGTAAACCTTTTTTATCTCGTATGGATAAAACAGAGGTTATTGAAGGATAGATATCTTTTGTTTCTAAATGTTCGTAAAATCTTTTGCCATTTACATTTTTAGCTTTGAGGGGAGGTAAATCTTTGATAGGCGGATGATGTGTAAATATTTTCATTGTATGCTCACTTGTGTTATTGTATAGTATTGTATTATATCAGGCTTTGACTAAAAAGTCAAGGCCTAATCTCTTGTAAAAAAAGGGTCTGGTTTCTTTGAAGTTTTTTGTACTTGTTGTAATACTTTTAGAAACTTATCAAACTCTTTGTGTGCTGTATATCTGCCAACTTTATATGCAATAAAGAGACAACCTACAGCAATAATCGTATGTGTTATTGGATCCATAATATTGCCTTTTCTGTTACCTCATCAACTCGTCTAGTCCAACCTCTACCAAAAGTTTTGAATGTAGATAAACCCTCGTAATACTCTTGTCTCATAGATTGATATTTTTCAATTGTTTCTTCAATAGTATTTTCTTTTACATAGTCATCAATACATTTTAATGTATTTGGTCCTATGCCACCATCAACGGTTGTACCTACTAATCGTTGTATAAATTTAGCTGCTCGACCAGGACCAGCATTTACGGCAAAGTCAAAGATACATAAATCTAAACCTTCAGGTAGATCATCACCTTTTACTCTGTTCCAGTAATTTTGTCTGTAAATTGGTGCGACATCTTCTTCTTTTAAATTTTGCATTGTATTTTCTGATACAGAATATCCTACCCATTCTTCGTAAACTCTTTTAGTGACACCCATGTTTGTCATGCCACCAGGATCTTTTGGATGATTTACATATCCACCTTCATGGTGTAATATGACTTTTAGTGCTTCTGAAAAATTATTACTCATTGTAGTGTAATCCTAACTTTATTTTTTCTATTAGATAACTTTTTAACATACCACTTCTTACAATGTCACCAAGATCAAATTCTATACAATCAACCTCTTTCATCGCTTGCATGATATTTACAAAATCTAATATACCATTTCTATCGTTTGTTTTTGTTAAGTCTGTTTGCTGTATATCACCTGCAAACACTATTCTTGTATTCTGACCAACCCTAGTCATAATGGTATCTAATTCGTGAAAGTTTAAATTCTGACATTCGTCCACTATGATTACACCGTTGTCAATTGTAATACCTCGTAAGAAACTTGTAGATAAAAAATCAATTGTTCCTTGATTTCTTAAATCTGTATATAACCTTTCAAACTCAGCGTCTGAGCCTCGTTGAAACATAAATCGTACCATGTTTTGATATGGCACTTGATAAAGATACGACTTGTCCTCCTCATCACCAGGTAAGAAACCTATGTCTCTGGTTGGTAATAATGAGCGAACAATATATACTCGTTCTCTAGGTGATTTAGGATCCAACACATCTTTTAGAGCATTGTATAATGCAACAAAAGTTTTACCTGTTCCTGCTACACCATATAGAAAAAGATTTTGTCCTTTTTCGTAAGAGGCAAAAACCTCTTTTTGATTGTCGGTTATTGGCTTTATCGTATTCAACTCTGTTAACGATATATTTAATTTCTTTTTACTTACCATAATTTTTTCACCGTTTATATGAGTGACAACTCAGCTTACAATTCGGATTCTGTTTACCAGTGTATGATATACCTACTATTGTGCTGTTGTCTATCTACTATTATTTATTCTTTGCCCTTCTTCTATGTTTGTTTATTATTTCTTTTGTTTTAGATTCTTTTACGCCTTGTCTTCTATATCTTTTACCTAACTCACTTTCTGGATGTTTTTCTGCGATTCTATTTAAATGATCTTTCCAACCACTGTCTGTTTTACTATCAATCTGACCCACACTACTTACAATATTCATTTGTGTTGGTGGCAAAAGTTCTATATGCTTTTTCTTAGTAAACTTTTCCATATCTGCAATAGACATATATTCTTCAAATTCTGTTTTTGTATTTTTATTAAAAAATCTATATGTTGGCATTTTCGTTTGCTCTCCACTCTTTTCTCATAGTAATATATATTGGATCTTTACAAACCTTGTCTCTGGCTCTTTTAAATATTTGTGCTGACTTTGCCTTAATGCTTGTTGCCCAATCTTTCTCTTGAGGTTTGATA